CCGTGTTCTACAACGCGGGCACGGCGGTAGCGCGCAACATCCAAGTCCGCAGCGTCGGCGACGACAGCGGCGCGACGTTCACCGTTGTCGGTTACGACCTCTACGGCTACCCGATGACGGAGACGATCACCGGATCATCCGGCGCCCCCGGCACGGCAACCGGGAAGAAAGCCTTCAAGTTTGTGACCAGCGTCACCCCGGCTGGCACACTCTCCGGTTCCAACGTCAGCATCGGCCAAGGCGACACGTTCGGTATGCCGATCTTCCTTGGGTCCACGACCGGCCTGATGGGCTTTTGGAACAACCTCATCATCACGGGCGCTGGCACCGCGACCGCAGGCGTCACCACGACGCCTAGCGCCACGACGGGCGACGTGCGCGGCACCTATCTGGTGGGGTCCGCATCGGACGCGTCGAAGCGGCTGCAAGTCTACCAGCACCCATCCGTCAGTTCGATGCAGTCGCTCGGCATCAACGTCGGGCTGTTCGGCAAGACGCAAGCGTAAGGCGGACAGCCAATGCGGCCTGTCACAGTCACCACAACGGACGCTTCGGGTGGGGCGAAGAACTCTTCCCCCATCCCGATCGACTGGATTGCCTGCCCGGTCAACATCGGCATCGGCTGCATCGTCACGGGCACCGTGAACTACAGCGTGCAGCACTCGTTCGACGGCTCCAACTGGTTCGAGAACGCCAACATCAGCGGCTCGACCGCAACCGCCGACACGAACTATGCCTTCCCCGTGTTGCAGGTCCGATTGCATCAGGCGTCGGGCACCGGATCGGTGACGATGACGCTGATCCAGTCGGGGCCGTGATGTGGCGAGCTACGTTTCCTACACCGGAGAGGATGTCAGCCTAGAACCGGGCAATGCCGTCTCCGTACCGGCAAGCGGCGTTTCGCTGCAAGTCGAAGTCTCGTTCACGGGCGGCGTGTCCGTCCCGGCGAGCGGGCAGGTTCCCGCCGATACATCGGCAATCCTGCTGCAAAGCAATGCGGGTCTGATCGAACTCGAAGACGCCTCCGGCGTGATCCTGTTGGAGTAGAGCGGTGGCAAACAAAAAAATCTCGAATATGACGCCAGCCACAACGCCGCTCGATGGCACCGAACTCGTGCCGTTGGTACAGAGTGGCGGGAACGTCCAAGGCACGGTGTCGGACTTCCTGAACTCGGCAGTGGCCACCGTCGATCTGAGCACAGCCGCCAGCGCAGGCAATACGGGCGCGATCAGCTTCACGACGGGCAAGAGCAGCGGCGCCGACTCCGGCAGCCTCACACTCAAGACTGGCGATGCTGACGGCACGCGCGGGTCGCTCGTCTTCGACTCGGACAGGTTTTCGATGCCTTCGGGCTTCGTTGTGGACACTGGCGCGAACCGGATCGAACTGACGGTCTCGTTGCAGAGCGCCGACAACGGTTCTGGCTCCGGCGTGGCCCTCAACGCGGGGCCGGGCGGCGATGTCAGCGGCACAGGAGGCGATGTCCAAATCTTCGCTGGTAGCGCGAGCGCATCTGGTAGCGACGGCGGCGCGGTTCTGATTGCGGCTGGCGATGGGAGTGGAGCCGGTGTTGGCGGGACCATGACCATACTAAGCGGGCAGGGCGGCGGCGACTCTGGCCTCGCCCAATTTGGCGCTGGCAATACTACGGGTGCGGGGAACGGCGGCGGCGCCGTAGTGTCGGGCGGCGACGCCAATTTCCTAGGAAACGGCGGTGACGTTGAAATTCATGGGGGGTTTGCGAGCAGCGGCGATCCGGGAACTCATGGCGGCAACGTCATTCTGACCATTGGCGACACTGCGGCTGGTGGTAGTCAAGGAACGCTCCAGATTTACAACATTGGGGACGGCAAGGGCGTAGCTACCGGCACGATCAAGAACGCGCCTCATGCGGCTGATCCGTCCATTTGGATGAAGGTCACCATCAACGGCACCATCTGCGCCATCCCCGCTTGGACGGTGTGATGGCGGACGATCGCCACTACGTACCGGGCGACAACTACATTCTCGATGACCTGTCGGGCTTCAAAATCCGCACGTCGCGCGCGCGGATCATCCCCGGCGGCATCACAGGCAACCTCGCCGTCGCGCCGCAGCGGTGGGAACCGCAACAGCCGCAGGATTTCGTCAAAGGCGTTCCCGACGATCAGACCGTGGCGCTGTCGCGGCCTCGCCAGCAGAACCAGTTCATCCTGCTTGGGACGATTGTCACCGAACAGTCCGCAAGAGGTAGCGCGACGATCACTGTCGAAAGCGCGGCGGGCTTCGCGGCCGGGAACGGCCTTCAGATCATGCTCGATAGCGGCGTGAACTTCGTCACCGCGCTGCTGTCGATCTCCGGAAATGTGTTCACGCTGGCGCAGGCCCTACCTGCCAGCGTTGGCGGCACATTCGGCGATCCGATCGAAAACATGGTGCTCGCGCTGGATGACGATACGTCGCCAGTGACGTTCATCCTTGGCGTGCCTGCCAAAGACATCCTCGATTTCAACGTGCTCGGATGACGAACTTCGTACAAGGCGAGACGCTGACTGCTGCGGACCTGAACGCCGCTTTCGCCGGAGTCACGCCGCCCAATTCCACCTTGCTTGGAGGCACCGGCACAGCCTTCGTCGCGGTCTCTGTTGGGACGGGGCTTGCCTACAGTTCCACGACGCTTACGGCGGACTGGCAGCCCGGCCTCGTTACGTCGCTCGGATCGGGCATATCGCTTGTCGCTGGCGTGCTGTCGGCGACCGGCAGCGGCGGTACTGTCGTGGTTTCTGGTACGCCGACAAATGGCCAGATCGCCGAATGGACCGACGCGACCACGATCAAGGGCATCGCGACAACGGGGTCCGGCAGCGCGGTACTGGCGACCAGCCCGGCGCTAACCACTCCCGATCTAGGAACGCCGTCCGCTGCCACGCTGACGAATGCGACCGGCCTGCCGATCGTTGCTGGCACGACCGGGACGCTGACTGTCGCGCGCGGCGGCACCGGCCTGACCAGCGGGACCAGCGGCGGCATCCTTGGCTACACCGCATCTGGTACGCTGGCTTCGAGCGGCGCGCTGACGCAGCACGCCATTGTTCTCGGCGGTGGTGCTGGCGCAACGCCAACCGTTCTCGCGTCGCTCGGCACATCGACCACGGTTCTGCACGGCAACGCGACGGGTGATCCGACATTCGGCGCCGTCAGCTTGACGGCTGATGTCAGCGGCAACCTACCTGTCACAAACCTGAACAGCGGCACCGGAGCATCCGGCACGACGTTCTGGCGCGGCGACGGTACGTGGGGAACGCCAGCGGGCGCAGGCAACGTCTCCGCAGGCGGTACGCTGACGAACCACGCGATCGTCCTTGGCCAAGGTTCGCAGGCCGTCGCTGCATTAGGCTCGCTCGGAACGACCACGACCCTTCTGCATGGCAACGCTGCTGGCGATCCGACGTTCGCCGCTGTGTCACTCACTGCCGATGTCACCGGCAATCTGCCAGTCACCAATCTGAACAGTGGCACATCCGCATCCTCGTCCACTTTCTGGCGAGGTGATGGGACGTGGGCCACGCCAGCCGGAACTGGCAACGTCTCTGCTGCTGCCACGCTGACGCTCCATGCGTTGATGCTCGGCCAAGGCAGCAAGGACACTGCCGTTCTCGGATCGCTAGGCACCACAACGACGGTGCTTCATGGCAACGCGTCGGGTGATCCGTCGTTCGCAGCGGTGTCCCTCACGGCTGACGTGTCCGGCACGCTGCCGGTCGGGAACGGTGGCACCGGGCTGACTTCGGGCACATCTGGCGGCGTGCTTGCTTACACCGCGTCTGGCACGTTGGCGTCCTCTGCCGCTCTGACGCAGCACGCGATCGTCTTGGGTGGTGGCGCTGGCGCCGTCCCGACAGTTCTAGGCTCGCTCGGCACCACAACGACGTTGCTGCACGGCAATGCGGCGGGCGATCCAACATTCGGCTCCGTTGACCTTGCCAATGACGTAACTGGCAACCTTGGCGTCACGCACCTCAACAGCGGGACAAGCGCAAGCGGATCGACCTTCTGGCGTGGCGATGGCACATGGGCCACGCCGACCGGCGGCGGTCTGACATTCACTGGCGGCGTCAGTGCAGCGGGTAGCAATCAGTCCGGCGCGACGGCCCTAAGCGCCAACACGCTGAACGAAGTGACAACCGTCGCCGCGAACACTGGCGTCCGTCTGCCAAGCAGCCCCGCCGATGGGGCGACGTGCGGGGTTCTCAATCGCGGCGCCAACACGCTGTCTGTGTATCCGCCGACAAGCGGACAGATCGAAGCGGCCGGGACCAACAATGCTGTCTCTGTCGTGGTCGGCGGCAACGCGACATTCACCTTCAGCAACTCATCATCGGTATGGCGCGCTTACTGATCGCTGCCGCGCTTTGGCTTCTGCCTGCGTCCGTCGCGGCACAAGTCGGGCCGGTTCCCTACTCGGCGCTCCCCGACTGTCAGGATAGCAGCGGCAACCATCTGAACTACAGCGGCGGCGCCTTCACATGCGGGACCAGTGGTTCCGGCGCGACGGTCACGATCAACACTTACACGTCGCACCAGACCACGAACTGGACGCGGCCCGCGTCGAACATCGCCTTCGTCATCGTCTATGGCGCGGGTGGCGGCGGTGCGGCTGGCGCGAACATCAACGCGTCGGGCGCTGGTGGTGGCGGCGGTGGTGGCGGCGCTCGCATTGACGACATCGCGCTTGCGTCCGACCTGACCACTGTCGGGGGCACGGTATCGCTCACTGTCGGGCAGGGTGGCACGGCGGGGACGGGCGCGGGTAGCAACGGCGGCGTCGGCAACACCTCGAACTTCGGCACCTTCATCACGGCCTACGGCGGTGGTGGCGGTGCCGTTGTCTCCAGTTCGCCCGGCGTCGGCGGTACTGGCGCGAGCATCGCCAATCCCGGCGTGGTTCCCGGCGGATCGACTGCCGGACCAACGCCGGGCGGCGCGACCAATGCGAACTGTCATATAGGCGAAGGATGCGGCGTCACCGCTGCGGCTGGATTTGCGGGCAACAATAGCGAGTACGGCGGGCCATCAGGCGGCAGCACGACGAATGGCAATAACGCAGGCGGTGCGGGCGGCAGTTCGGTGTGGTCCGGCGGTGCGGGCGCTTCTGGCGCCGGGCAATCCGCTGGCGGCACGACAAACAACGGGGGTGATGGCGGCGTAAGTCACTCGTTCGCTGCTGGCGGAGGTAGCAATCACGGCAGCGGCGTCGCTGGCGGCGGCACTACAGGATCGACCGGCAACACCGTGTTCGGTGGTGGTGGTGGCGGCGGTGGCGCGGGCAATCGCAACGCGGGTGGCGCAGGCAACGGTGGCACCGGCGGCCAACCCGCAGGCGGCGGTGGCGGTGGCGGATCAACGCCAACCGGCACAGGCACCGTAGGCAACGGCAATACGGGCGGCGACGGGGGGGTGTATGTATTGGCGTGGTGATCTGATCGCCGCGCTGCTGGTCCTAAGTGTCTCCGCATCTGCGGCGCCAGTCGGACCAGTCGAATATCCGGCAGTCCCGAACTGTGCGGACTCGAACGGGCAACACCTGAACTACAACAGCACGACCGGCGCGCTGTCGTGCGGCACCACGACCAGCAACACGTCCACGACGCTCAACAGCTACACGTCAAACGGCTCGAACTCGCTGTCGCAAGTCAGCGGCACGACTGTTGTTTGCGCCAAGCTATTCGGTGCTGGCGGGCAAGGCGGCGGTGGTCAAGGCAATGCGACCACGAGCGTTGTTCGTGCGGGCGGTGGTGGTGGGGCTGGCGGATCATCGAACTTCAAGTGTTTTCGCAGCGCCGACCTGACGTGGCCGGTCACGGTCGCGGTTGGTGCTGGCGGCACATCGGGCGGCGGTGGCGGTTCGGGTGGCAATGGTGCCGATGGCACGGCTGGCGCAAACACAACGATTGCCAACGGCGGCACGACCTATCTGTTCGCCGGTGGCGGCGGTGGCGGCGGTGGAGGTGGCACCGGCAGGCTTGGCGGTGGCACTGGCGGCGGCGTCATCGGTCAAGGACAACTCGGCGGCACGACATCGGTCCTCGGCGGCCTTCCAGCGGTCGGTGTCAATTCTATTGGCCTTGCCGGGGACGGTGCCGGATCGAACGTCAATACGGTCGGACAGAGCGCCGAATACGGCGGTGCCGCTGGCGGCGGCGCGAACGCTGCTGGTGGCGCAGGAAAGGACGCCGGGTCGTCGATCTATGGCGGTGGTGGCGGGGGTGCGGGAGGCGGCGTCACGACCGGCAACAGTGCAGCGGGCGGCGGCGCTGGCGGCGCTTGGCGAGCATGGGTGACCACAGGGGCGGCTGGCGGCGGGGCAAACGGCAACGCCGGGCAAGGCACTGCGACCAACGGCAGCAGCATCGGCGGCGGTGCGGGCGGCGGCGGCGGTGGCGGGAATAACGCTTCGACCGGCGGCAACGGTGGCGGCGGTGGTTCATGTGGCGGCGGTGGTGGGGGCGCGGGAGGCGGAACGTCTACAGGCGGTAACGGTGGCAACGGAGCGGATGGATGCGCCTTCGTCTGGCAATTCTAGCCGCGCTCGCTCTGTGCGCGCGCTCTGTGGCTGCGCCGGTTGGGCCGGTCGATTTTCCCGCGATCCCAACGTGCGCTGACTCGGGCGGGAATCATCTGAACTACAATTCTACGACCGGCGCTTTCAGTTGCGGCACGTCAAGTAGCGGCACGGCTGTCACCGTCAGCAGCTTCACGACCGCAGGCACCAACAGCGTCAGCCAAGCCGCGCACAGCACGATCACTTGCATCAAGCTCTACGGATCGGGCGGTCAAGGCGGCGGCGGATCGGGCGCGGCAGTGAGTACTGCAAAGGGCGGTGGCGGTGGTGGTGGCGCAGGAGCGCGATCATTCGGTTGTTTCCGCAGCAGCGATCTGAGCTTCCCGCTATCCATCGTAACCGGCGCCGGAGGATCGGCTGCGGGCACAGGCGGCACAAACGCGGCGGGTGCTGACGGGTCGAACGGCGCGAACAGCACTGCGACCGACAACGCTTCAATCCAACTGTTGCTCGCGGGCGGAGGGGGTGGCGGCAGGCGCGGCGCATCCGCAGCGAACTCTGGCGGCGGTACTGGAGGCGGGATCGCAGGTATCGGTGTTGTTGGCGGCACCGGCAATGCCATCGGCGGGGCGCCGCAGAACACAACAGCCGCCGCTGGTGAAGCCGGTCAGGGTGCTGGTAGCGGGGGCGGCGCGAACGGACTCAATGCGGAGTATGGCGGTGCATCGGGTGGTGGTTCGCCTTCGACAGCGGGTGTCGGCACATTGGGCGGCTCATCCATGTTCGGCGCGACTGGTGGTGGCGGTGGCGGCGGGATCGACAACACGAATCCCGGCAACGCCTTCGCTGGCGGCGCTGGCGGTCTCGCACAAACCTACGCGGCTGGCGGAGGTGCATCCGGCGGTGCGATCAACGGCAACAGCGGCATCCAGACTGGCGCCGACGGTAGCTCTTTGAAGGGCGGCGGTGGCGGCGGTGGCGGCGGTGCCAACAACGGAGCCACGGGCGGTGCTGGCGCGAACGCTGGCAAGTGCGGGGGCGGCGGCGGCGGCGGCGGCGGTGGGACGAACGTCGGCGGCAAGGGCGGCACTGGCGGCGACGGCTGCGCTTACGTCTGGCAATGGTGAACGTGCTTCGTTAGTTTCGTGACAAGGCCAAGCAGCGCCTTCCCCTAATCTAAGAGAGGGCGCTGCGTGACTGCGTACTGGATGGGGCGTCAACGATCGCCCGAGACAAAGGCGAAGATCAGCGCCACGAAGCGCGGCAAGCCTAATCCACATATCTCCGTTCTCGCGCGCCTGAAGGGCGACGAAAACATGCGCAAGGCGTCGCTTGCGCGGCGGCGCGCGATCGTCTGCATGAATGGCGGCCTGCGGTTTGTCTCGGCAGTTGAAGCTGCCAGCCATTACGGGCTGCCCCGCTATCGCAACATCCACTCCGCGATCTATTACGGATACGCCATTCGCGGCCTCCATTTTCGGTATGGAGACCGCTGATGGCTGCGGTGCAAACGAGCGGTTCGTACTCGTACAGCGCATCGGTGGTGACGCTGCTGTCAGCGGCGCTCCGGTGTGCGCAAGTCATCGCCGAAAACGAGACGCCGACCGGCGATCAGCTTCAGTCCGGCCTCGATGCCATGAGCGCGATGATTAAGGGCTGGATGGCGACCGGCATCCACGTCTGGACAGAGGAAGAGTGCATTCTTTTCCCGCAGGCCAATCAGTGTCTCTACCAGCTTGGGCCGGTCTCGACCGATCACGCGGCGCTCTACAACGACGTGGCGCAGACCTATCTGTCGGCGAATGCCGCATCGAGCGCGACCACGATCAGCGTCAACTCGGCGACTGGCATCGCCAATGCGGACATCATCGGCATCCAACTCGACAGCGGCGTGAACTTCTGGACAACGGTTGACGGCGCTCCCTCCGGCACCACGATCACGCTGACTGACGGGCTGACCAGCGCGGCCACTGCGGGCGCTTTGGTGTTCGCCTACACGACGGCGCTGATGCGTCCGCTGAAAGTCTATGGCGGCCGCCGGTTCACCCTATCGTCGTTGCCGTCCGCCCGCATCGACGTGCCGATGAATATGTGGGCGAGATTGGATTATCAGAATCAGCCCAACAAGTACAGCAGCGGCACCATCACCGCATTCTTCTACGATCCGCAAACGAATGGCTCCGCTGGCGGCGTGTACGCGGCCGGGCAGGCAACCGGCATCTTGAACCTCTGGCCCAACCCGTCGAGCAATCAGTTCGCATTCCGCTTCACGGCGCAGCGTCCGATTCAGGACATCGCCAATTTGAGCAACTTGCCGGACTTCCCCGTGGAGTGGAACGCGGCCATCAAATGGAATTTGGCGCTGGAACTGGCGGGCGAATACGGCGTGCCGTCCGATCAGTCGCAAGTCATCATGGCGCTGGCGCAGAAGTGGTACGGCATCGTCCAATCGTGGGACCGCGAGAACGAGTCGGTTCTGTTCGGGCCTGCCTTCCAGCCCGGCTATCGGCGGGGCTGATCGGTGCCGCAAGTCCAGTTCGCCGCGCAGGCGTATCAGGCGCGCAGCACGCAGTTGCTCAATCAGGCGTGCATCAACGCGTTCACCGAACCAACGCCCAAGGAAGGCAAAACACAGTCGCCGGTCTACGCGATCCCCGGCCTGTCCGTGTTCTCGCGGCAGGGAAGCGGCCCGATTTTGGGGATGCACATATTCGACCTGCTGGACTTGCTGTTCGTGATGAGTGGTCCGGCGCTCTATTCGGTCACGGCGACGGGTACGGCGACGCTGATCGGCACAACGAACATGGGCGGCTCGCTGGTCAGTATGGCCGACAACGGCCAGCAAATGGTTATGGTGGATGGAAGCGCGGGGTGGATTTATCAGCCGACCGGCGTCAACCAAGTCACGACGGAAACCGTCAACGCTGGCGCGACCACGATCCCGGCGAACATCACCGGCACCATTACCAGCGGGGACACGTTGAACGTCACGCTGGACAACGGGGCTATCTTCACCACGACGGCGGCGAGCACGGTCACCTATGCGGACCCCGCGATCCTGCTGTCAGGGGGCGTGCCGTCCACCGTGACGGCCGGGGCGATCATCACCGATCCGGCTGTGGTGCTGGCGGAGATATTGGCGCCAGCGTGGCAGAACGCGGCGACGTGCCAATACTTTGATGGTTATTTCGTTTTCGATGACGCGGGAACCAGACAGTTCTTCGTCTCTGCGATCAACGACGGCACGCAATACAGCGGGCTGGACTTCGCCACCGCGACCGCTGCGTCCGACATCGTGATGGGCGTCGTGGTGTACCACGAACAATTGCTCATTTTCTGCCGGTTTCACACCGAAGTCTGGTGGGACACGGGCAACCTCGCCTTTCCCTTCCAACGCTATGACGCGGCCCTCATCGCGCGCGGTCTGGCCGCGCCCCACGCCGTCGTGTCCGAAGACAACACAGTCTTCTGGATGGGCGACGATGGCATCTTCTACCGGCTGGAAGGCTTCTTGCCGAAGCGGATCAGCACCTTCGCCATGGAGCACGCATGGCAGCAGTACGATCAGAAGTACCTCGACGCGTCCTGTTTCGTGCTGACGCAAGAGGGGCATAAATTCATCATCATTAACTTCCCCTCCGGCCCGGCGACGTGGGTGTACGACATCGGCAGCGGGCTGTGGCACCAGCGGGAAAGTTGGGGCACGCCGTGGGTGTGAGTCTATGACGTATCAGTGCCAATCGTACGAAATCATCGGCAACGCGAAGAACGCGACGCAGGCAACAGGCGAGTTCTCTTCCAGCCAGCAGTTCGTGCTGATCTCCTTTTGGACGATCCCGTTCTCGATCGTCTCGCCGCTCTTCCAATTCAACTTCGTCGGGGGCGCGGCCAGCCCTAGCGGGTTCTCCGTCTTCATCCAGAACAACACGTGCTTCCTGAGCGCGTTCGACTCGCTCGGCAACCTGATCGGATCGGACACCTATTCCAGCGTTCCGCTGACGATCTCGACCATTACCAACGTGCTGGTCAGTATGGACTGCGGCACGGGCGCCACGCAGCTTTACGTCAACGACGCGGTGCAAAACCGAACGGCACACAGTTGGCCCTCGCCAGCCGCCGCGACCCTTTCGGCTGGTTCGCAGTTCCAAATCACGTCCAACGGCAGCGTCGATGCCTGCCTTGGCGACGTGTACGTGGCGCTGCCGGGCAGCTTCTATGACCTGTCGGTCCAAGCAAACCGCCGCAAGTTCATCGACGGCTCCGGCAATCCGGTTGACCTTGGTCCTACCGGCTCGCTGCCCACCGGCAGTCAGCCCGAAGTATTCCTTCATACCGCAGTCGGCGGGACGTTCAGTCAATTCCTGACCAACCTTGGAACGACCGCATCGCTGACGACGGTCGGGAGCACGACAACCTGCGCCGCCTTCCCGACCGTCGATCCGCCCGGCATCCCGTCAGTGTCCTGCGGCGACGTGCATACCTCCAGCAGCTTCACGGCGGCATGGACGGCTGGCTCGGGCGGTGACCCAACTTCATATGATCTGCAATGGCGCAAGGTTGGCACGGTGCCGTTCACCACCGAGTCCGACCTGCCCGCGTCGCCGACCCATCTGCTCATCACCGGGCTAGATGCCTCGACGGAGTACGAGTTCAAGGTTCGGGCGAACAACAGCGGCGGCACAAGCGACTACTCGGTGCTGATGCAATGCACGACCGAGAACAACATCCTCGCCGTTCCGGTCGCGCGCACGCTGCACAGATGGAGGGGGCAAGTCGGGCTGAACTGGAAGGGGATGGCGCTGGTCGGGGACTTCGCCTCGAACGTGGTTGGCTTGTCCGACTTCGCCAACTTCACCGAATACGATCAGCCAATGCAGTTCCTCATCACCACGCCGCCGATCCACGATGATCGCAGGCGCATCTTCTTCCAGAACTTCGAGATTGAGGTACAGGCTGGCGACGGGCTGCCGGACGGCGACGCTCCGGTCATGTCGCTCGAATGGTCGAAGGATGGCGGCGTGACGTGGCTGCCGCTGCAACTGCCGCGCTCGATGGGAAGCGTCGGCCAGTACATCAAGCGGCTGCGGTGGGTTAATCTCGGCAACGCCCGGACTTGGATATTCCGGCTCACATGCACCGATCCGGTGCGCCGCTACATCATCGGCACATACACGGACTCGTTCAAAGGCAATGGTTGAAGTCGCCCCAACCCGCACGCTGACGATCATCGGCGATCAGCCGATTGCGAACGTCAAGGAAGACGGCGCCTACCCGGAAATGTGGTTCACACAGTTCCTCCAAAGGCTCGCCAGCTTCATCGGGCAACCGCCGGACAGCACAGGAACGACTGGCGCCACGCTGACGGAAATCGCGGTCTCGGCGCAAATCCTCTCCGAGATTGCCATTGCCATTGCGACCGGAGCGACCGGCGGGGCCACCAATGCGATCGGCGCGATGCAGGGGATGGCCGTTGCGCGTATCCCGTCGCAGCCGTTGCCGCAGCCGCCCATCGCTGTGATCCAACGGCCGCAGCAGCCGCTCCCGCAGCCTGCCGGTCTCAATCAGGCGCAAGTCATGGCGCTGAACTATTTCGGGTTCTGACAACGCATGATTCTGAACGCTACCACCAAGTCGATCCGCGTCGTTCTCGGCGAGGCGAAGACCACGACCGACTGCGATGTCACCACTTCCTATGGCGACACGACCGGCCAGTTCTTCTTGCCCGGCAATAACGAGACGGTCACGAACGGCACCACGCCGGTCACCATTGTCAGCGCGCCCCCGGCGAACACACAGCGCAGCGTTCAGGAAATCACGGTCCACAACAACGACACCGTGAGCCACACGGTCATCTTGCAGTTGTTGGTCAGCGCGACCGTCTACATCTTCCGTGAAGAGACGATCCCGGTTAACGGCACGTTCATCTACAGCCCGGACGGTGGAGCGGTCACTACCGCCATTCAACCGGCGATACTGCTGGAAAGCGGCTCGGCTGGCGTCAAGATCAGCGCGCTGCCAGCCTTCAGTCTGACCACGCCGCCTGATGGCAGCGAGAAAGCGCCGATTGTCGAAGCGGGCGCCACGACTGCGATCACGTCGGCGCAGCTTTACACGCTCTTCACGAATTGGCTGAACTACGTCGCGACCAATCCACTCGCCGCTCCGACGACGACCAGCAATGGATTGAGCATCGACTTCGAGGCAGGGACCGGCGGTTCGGTGTCCGGCGATGGCGGCAATCTCGCGCTGTCCGCCGGTTCTGCGAAGACTAGCGGGAGCGGCGGCGAACTCGACATCCAAACCGGCGGCGGGAAAGGGGCTGCTGGTGACGGCGGGAGTCTCTTTATCAGCACTGGCTTAGGGGCTGGTAGCGGTCAGGGAGGCCCTATTTCGATTGCCGCAGCGGCGGGCGGTGCTACCGGAACTGGCGGCAACGTCAACCTCTATGGTGGCTCGGGCGGCGGAACCTCTGGTGATGGCGGGGTCATTGGCTTCGCGGCCGGAGCGGCGACGACAGTTGGGAACGGGGGTGGCATTACCGTTCAGGCTGGCAACGGTGGTGCGACCTCCGGTGACGGCGGCAGCATCGTTGTTCTCGCGGGCACTACGCCAACCAGTGGCGCAGGCGGCGGAATTGAAATTACGGGCGGCGCGGGCGTTGGCGCTCTAGGCGGCGCGATCAGTATCGCAAGCGCGGATATGTCGGGGAGTTTCGCGACCGGCAGTGCGTTCCTCTTCTCCGGCAATATCGTGTCGGGAAGCGGCCAGAGCGGTGACAGTGGCGTTGGGTCCGGCAATTCCGACACAGGAACATCGGGAACCACGTTCATCTATACCGGCGACGCAGCAGGCGGCACGGCAAACAGCGGCCCAACCCAAATCTCCAGCGGTGCAAGCGCGGGCGGCACGACCGGCAACGTGGACATCACGACCGGCAACGCAGCAACGGGCAATTCGGGCAACATCACGCTCAATATCGGCACTGCCGGATCGACGCGCGGCACGATCGTTATGACGGGCATGACGGACGCCAGCGGCGGCAGCACCGGAACGCTAAAGAACGCACCGCACGCCGCCGACCCGTCGATCTGGATCAAGACGACGGTCAACGGAACGGTGGTCGCCATTCCCGCGTGGACAGTCTGATCGTTAATCCGTTAGGTTCGCGCGATTGAGGGCCAAGCAGCGCCTTCCTGTTGCGTCAAGCAGGAGCGGCAATGGCTTCGTCCCCGATTGTGCCCCTCTACAACGGGCAACTCTCCAACAGCAGTGCCGCGCTGTACACCTCGCCGACCGGCGTGTGGACGCAACTCACCAAAGTCCTCGCCGTCAACACTGACACGTCGGCGCACACGGTCACTTTCCACATCGTGCCGAACGGCGGTTCCTCCGCCACCGCGAACATTTCCACCAACGCGCAAGCAGTGCTGGCCGGGCAGGCGTGGAACGATCCGAACGAGTACGGCTTGGTCCTCGCGCCGGGTGACGCGATCTACGGCAATGCGGATACCGGAAGCCAAGTCAACGTGTTCATCGCCGGTTTCCAAGCGACCAGTTAATGGACGCGTCGCCCACTCTCCACGTCGAAACCGCGACGCGTACGGGACCGCCCTTCGTGGTCTTCGCTCTGCCTCGATCGCGCACGGCGTGGCTGTCCCGCTTCTTGTCATACGGCAACTGGCAATGCGGCCACGACGAGGTGCGCCATTGCCGCTCGCTCGAAGACATCGCGTCGTGGCTCGCGCAGCCATGCACCGGCACCGTGGAAACCGCCGCCGCGCCGTTCTGGCGTCTCCTGCGGAAGCTGGCGCCTGACGCACAGATCGTCACGGTGCGGCGTCCGGTGGACGAAGTGATCGCGAGCTTGGCCACGACGGGCCTCGTGTTCGACCCGACGCACATGACGCAACAGATGCACCGGCTCGATCACAAGCTGGACCAGATCGAGCGCCGCTTCCCGAACGTGCTGCGCGTCTCCTTTGCCGATCTGGCGCACGAGTCCGTCTGCGCTCGCGTGTTCGAACACTGCCTACCGTACTACCACGACCCCGTGTGGTGGCGATCACTGGCGCCGGTCAACGTGCAGATCAGCGTGCCGCTGATGTACCGCTACTACCTCGCTCACAAGCGGCAACTGACGAAGCTGGCGAAGCAGGCCACGCACCGCATGATCGCCGACATGACGCCGCCTCCCCGCGAGTTCGATGGCGTCACCTTTCAGCCGGAGCCGTTCGCGCAGTTCTACGCCGACGCCAAAAGCCTCTTCGCCGAACACTTGGTGCAGACCGATCAGTCGCCCGACGATCACGCGCGGAAGAACCTGCCGCTGATGCAAACGCTGGATGACGTGGGCGCGCTGCAAGTGATGACCGCCCGCTGCAACGGCCGCATGTTCGGCTATCTGATGTCCGTCATCGCGCCGTCGCTCGACACGCAGGACGCGATCATGGCGGAGCACACGATCTTCTTCGCCTCCCCGGCAATCCGCGGTCTCGGGATGCAGCTACAGCGCGCCGCACTCGCTGCGCTCAAAGCGCGTGGCGTGTCGGCTGTCATCATGCGGGCCGGACATCGCGGATCGGGACCGCGCCTTGGCACCTTCTACCGGCGGCTTGGCGCGGAGCCGTTCGGCGAACTCTACCGCCTCGAATTGGAGCACTGACGATGGGTCTCGGTTCAGCCATTGGCGCAGTCGGGTCCATCGTCGGCGGCTTCCTTGGTCGCGGCGCGGCGAACAAGGCCGCTTCGCAGCAACAGCAGCAGCAGCAACAGCAGCTTCAGTTCTTGCAGCAAGTCTACGGGCAGGGGCAGCAGAACCTATCGCCGTTCATTGGCGCTGGACAGGCCGCGCTCCCAACCTTGCTTGGCTTCTACGGTCTACCGGGCGGCAACGCCTCTGGCGCGGCCGAAGGGTTCAAGCAATTTCAGCAAACGCCCTTCTATCAATTCCCGTTCCAGCAAGGGATGCTCGGTGTCAATCGCGCGTTGGCTGCATCTGGACTGATCGGTTCCGGCGCGCAACTCAAAGACGCCTCGCAGTTCACAAGCGGCCTCGCAAGCCAAGCTCTGTCGCCATACCTCGCCGGTCTGTCTGGTTTGGTCGGCAGCGGACAGAACGCCGCCACGTCGCTGATGAGCGGCGGCCTCCAAACGGGACAACTGACGGGACCGGCTTATACGGCGATCGGCAACGCGCAAGCGGCGGGCACCGTGGGCGGCATGAACGACGTGCTGAAGGGCTTCCAAGGCGCTATGGCGCCAGCGCAGCAGTTCACCGCCGGTCTGTTCGGCCAACCGGCGCCCGGCGGCCAGTCATCCAGCGCCTACATGGGCGGCCAGAACGTCGGGAATTGGGCGAGCAATCTGTGGAACTCAAACTTCAACAGCAACAACAGCCTGTACTACGGCTCGAACTACAACTACGACCCCACGTCGTATGGCTATAAGGCAGGCTCGCCAAGTACGTTCGGGTTCCCGTCACTGAACGGTTCCGGCCAATGAGCGGCACCCTCATTCCTATGACGCCTCTCGGGATCAATCCTTGGGAGGGCATCAGGGACTACAACGAGGCGCAGGGGTCATGGTATCGCCCGGCGCTGATCCAAGCCGAAGCGGCCGAACGTCAGGCGCACGCTGGATTGCTCGGCGAACAGACTCAAGCAGCGCGTTACGCCAACCTTCTCACAGGCGTCCGTCTCCCCGTGCGCATGGGGCTGTGGCAGCAATCTATGACCACCTCCAACCCCGGCGGGTCGGCGAGCTTGCGGCAGGCTGAAGGCGCCAATCCCGGCGGCGGTCAGACAGCGTATCCCGGTGAAAGCGGCGCATCGCACGTCGCTGGCCAGCCGACGCCACAACAGCCGCCCGCGCAACCGCCTCCCGCAAGGATCGGCGGCGGTGGTCCGCCGCTTCCCAATCTCGATCTGGCTCAACCGGAACCACCGATTCCGCCTCGCATGATGGGCGGTGGCGGCCCGGCTGAAGGGATCGAAACGCACGCTGCGTTGCAGATGCCGCCGGTATCATTGGCAAGCGCCGCGCTGCGTCCGCAAGACGTTGCGCTAGGCTCATCCGGCACAGCAGCGGCGCCCGGCCCGGTTCAGCAGCAACCGCTGCCTCCGCCAGCCATCGGTGGTGGGGCGCCGGTACAGCAGGCTTCGGCTATTGCGCCAACGTCAGCACCACAAGCGCCAGCACCACAAGCGCCAGCAGTCGGTGGCGGCGGCAACTATCAGGTTGCGCAAGCTGGAACGCCCGGCGGCCAGATCGGCGGACTGCCGCAAATCCACACTGGTCCCGGCGGCGCGATCTACGGTGGCATGTCCGTGCCGCTACCGTGGATGGCGTTGCAGGGAATAGATCAGGCCGACAACAAGCCGGAGGCGATCAAGCAGGCGCTAGAGGCGCGCAAGATGATGCTCGGCCAGATGATTACCGGCACGTTCAACCAACAAGGGATTCCCGCTTCGGGAGCGGTGTGGGATCAGACCGTCGATCAAGCCTATGACGGCGGCCTCATTACCAACGTTCAGTGGGCGCGCTTTCACGGCCATCCCGAACGGGCGATGGAGGCGCTGCAAGGCGTCATGTCGCCGACCGAAATCCCAATGATGCAGGGCGCGCAAGAAGCGGCGAGGGCGACGGCCACCATCGGGCCGGAAGCAGCAAAGGAAGCCAATCGGCGCGCTATCGGTTCTCAATACGACACGGTGAAGATTCCGTTCACCAGCCCCGATGGCCAAACGTCGGTCGAGCGCGAAGTTAGGAAGAGCGTCGCGATTGCGAATGGCTGGCTTGACGGTCAAGGCAACGCCATCCCGCAGACCTCACCGGCTCCGCTCAACCCGAACGGGTACATGTCAGGGGGCGCCTACTCTTCGAAGGTCAAAGGAGTCGAGAACACCACTGGCAACCCCAATGCGCGCAACCCGCTTTCGAGTGCGACCGGCGACGGGCAGTTCATTGATGACACTTGGGTCGATGTCCTAAGCCGCAACCGGCCCGACTTGGTGGCAGGGAAGACGCGCGCGCAAGTTCTCGCAATGCGCGGCGACACCGACCTGTCCGACCAGATGATCCAAGCCTACGGCCGGGAGAACGCGCAGTACCTTGGGCAGCACAATGAGCCGGTGAACGCGACGACGATCGCGCTGGCGCATCGCCTTGGGCCGGAAGGCGCCGTGCGCGTTCTGAACGCTTCTGTGGGCACGCCGATCAGCGCGCTGGTGAAGCAGGACGTGATGGACGCCAACCCCGATCTGCGCGGGCGCACGGTCGGCCAACTGCTGGACACCTATCTGAACAAGTTCGGCCGTTCGGAGGTTGAGTTCCAGCCCGCAGGAACGCGGTTCGCCGGGCCGGGCGCGCCGAACCAACAGCAACAGGAAGTTCAGGGCGGCGGCGGCACTGGCGGTTGGGTGCCGGGCCAGACGACGGCGACGCCAAGTGCTGGCAACAAGGCGCGGATGGAGGGCGATCAGAAGCAACTGGAAGCTGACTCCGGCGAGTTGACGCACATACAAGGCGCCGGGCAGCAAGCGGCCAGCGGCAAGCCGGTCCTTTGGGACATGAAGCGGCTCGCGCCAGAGTCCATCACCGGATCGCTGGCGGAGCCACGGCTTGCCATTGCGCGGTTCTTCGGGTCATTCGCCCCCGATCAGGTGCAGCAATGGCTGAAAGACAGTGCCGGTTTGGAAAAGGCGCAGGCTACGGTCTCCAATACCGACCAGATGATTAAGCTGATGCAGAGGAACGTGACCAATGCGGAAACGGCGCTCGGTCAGGCGACCGGCTCCAGCGTTCGCATCGGCGCAATGCTGACGCAGTTCATGGCAAGGGCCAATCCGAACCCGAACATGCCAGTGCAGGCGATCCAAGCGATGGCCAGTTGGTCATTGGCGATGAGTCAGATGATCGAAGACTACGCGCGTGAGGCAAAACGGGTGCAGGGCGAGCGGCAGGGGTACTTCAACGCGGATCGCACCAAGCACGAGTACGGCAAGCCGCTGGCTGACTTCCAAGATGAGTGGCTGAACGACAGGCAGCCGAACTCGCCGATCGCCTACAACGCCGCCGCGATGGCGATGGCCGGTCTCGACTACAAAGAATGGTCGCGCGGGCTGACTGATCCCCAAAAACGGGCCGTCTACAGCATCATCAAACGCGCCGACCCAAGCATGGGAACCGCCAAAGACAGCCTTGGGCAAGTCCGCACCGCTAGTGAATTTCCGGATTAAACGCGATGCCGCTCGACGCCGCCGCCCCGCAGGCTGATCCCGCTGACATCATGGCGACCGTGCCTCTGAAGGCGCAGCCGCAAGCACAGCCGCAGCCGCCGCAGCAAGGCGCAGACAACATCCCCACCCTGACGGTGACGCGCCAAGCGCCTGCCGCGAAGCCCGCCGCGCCTGCCACGACGCCAGCACCGGCAGCGCCAGCCGCCGCCGCAACCGCGACGCCCGCTGCTCCGCAAGCCGATTCGGCTGACGTGATGGCGACCGTGCCTCCGGCAACGCCGCCTCCGCCGCCATCAACGGAGCCGCCGTCGCCGACGCAGCAGATTGCGCAGAAGCCGCCGACTACAGAGCAAGAGCTACGCAACCAACCTTGGTATCAGGGGCTTTGGGACTTCGTACAGCCGTACGGACCGATCAAAGGCGCCGTCTCTGAAGCGATGCACCACTTCTATTCCGGCTTCGATGAAGTGGTTCTCCCGATCGGCCCGGCGCTGAAGAAGTCGTTCGAAGAAGGCATTCCCTTCTCGCAGGCATACGATCAAGCCGTTGCGGAACTGCGCGGCAACCGCAAGGTCTTCGAGTCCAACTATCCGCAGACGGCTCGCTATGCTGGCCTTGGCGGCGACGTGGAACAGGCGCTCACACTGCGCAAGCTGTACAAGGCGCGGGAGGGATCGCTATTCTCCCCCGAAGGAATGCAAACGGCAGTCCGCAACATCGGTGCGGGCACGGTACAGGCTGGCGTCAGCAGCTTCGGCGAGAAGGAAGGCAACCTAGCGCAGCGTGCGCAAGCGGGCGTTGAGGGCGCCGAAGCCGGGCTGTTCCTTGGCCCAATCGCCGAAGTCGCCGCCCCTGCTGTGAAGGCCGTGGTGAAGGTCGGCAGGGACATCATCAACGCCTTCCGACCGCAGTCACTCGCAGAACAGAAGGCGGGCCAAGTTCTGAAAGAGGTGGCTGGCGGCGGCTCGACCACCGTCAGGCCGTCGCCGGTTCCCGGCTTCCAACAGACCACGGGCGAGGCGACTGGCAATGCTGGATTTGAGCGGTTCGCCGGAGGCGTCCGGCAAGAGCCAAAGTTCGTAGCGGAAGACGAACTGCGGATTGCGGATCGCAACCAGCAGGTACGCAATGCCGTTCCAAGCACGCCAACAACCGAACATCCGACCGTTGAGTCGGCGCGTGCATCGACGGCAGCCGAACGGCGGATCAAGCAGGCGCGCGACATCATCCGCACCGAAGAAGAGCGGGTGTGGAACAAGCCAAGCCTGACCAAGCCCACGATTTCGACCAGTACCAGCAAGAAGATGGTCGGGGATGCGTGGAGCGACATAAAGAGGACGGAAGCCGGTCTCGCCGACGCGGCGGAGAAAGAAGGCACGATCCCGCGCATTTTGCGCGACCTAGACGACTTCGCCCCGAAGATGTCTGCGCAGGAAATCAACTCGATCCGCTCTCGGTTCCTGCGGCTCGCGCGCGATCCCTCCGCGCCCGGCGACGTACGCTTGGCTGCGCGCAAACTCGCCGCAGCGGCAGAGAAGGGCTTGTGGGGAGCGCCGGAGGTGGTCGGCGTCGCCGCGCCCGGCATCCCCACCGGCCGTACGATCCTTGCCCGTGACGCCAATGGCATCCTGCGGCCGACGCCCGAAATGAGCGGGGCGATCAGGCCCGATCCCGAACTTGTGCGGGACATGAAGGCGTCCCGCGCGTTCACCAAGCAAGAGGCGGAGGTGCTGAACCACGACTCTTTCGAGAACATCTTCAGGCGCAACTCGTCCGGCAACGCCACGGCGACAGAGGGCGTCGGGCTGGACAAGTTCTTTGACTTCCAGAACGGCGTGATGAAGCCGGGCGGCATCACCAACCTGACCAAGTTCCTCGATGACATCAAAAGCAGTTGGTCGCGGCTGTCGGCCGCAGAGCGAGCGGGCAAATACAACCCGGCGACCATCGGGCCGGTGATGAACGATCTGCGCCAGAACACTTGGGACTTTCTGATGTCGCAGATGATGGAGCGGGCGTCGCAGGCCGGGGCCGACATTCGGGGTCAGCCGCGCATTGCTTACGCTGCGCTCGATCAATGGATCACGCGCAACCTGCCGATGCTGGAAAGGTCCGGCATTGGGACGCCAGCGCAGTTGGCGGGGCTGCGCAGGCTTGGCCAGTTGGCGGAGCGCATCAATGCCGCGACTACCAGCGGCCGGACGCCGGGAAGCGACACTTGGCGCAACATAATGAGCGGCCGGACGTGGCTCGACGTGTTTATGAGTCCGTGGGTGGCGCGTGTCGCTGGCGTCGGTGTTGGTGCTGGCCTAGGCTATGTCCTAGGCGACACGTCCCTTGGCGGCATCTTGCCAGCGGTAGAGGGCGGGGCTGCGGGCGGCATGGCTATGGAAGTCCTGCAACGGATGTACGAGTCGCCGCGCGAAATGACGCAGCGGTTCGTGTACGAGGGGCTGAACAACCCGGACATCGCCAAAGACCTGATGCAGAAGGCGAGCAGGCAGAGTTGGGCGCGGTTCTCGCCAGCGACGCAAGCCTTCCTGAAGGCGTTTATGATGAACCAACTCTCGCAGCATCCGGTTCAGCATCAACAGCAGCAGCCCGCGCAATGAAGCAGCCGAAGCCGTTCCTCCCCGCGAAGTCTCCGCTCCCGGTGCCGATGTCCGGCACGGTCAAGCGGATGCTCGATCAGTGGTCTCCGTTCGCGCACCATCCGCCGTTCAACCCGGCGGAGGATCGCCACGTCTCGCCGCCGCGTATGAAGCGGCCTCGCGGCGGACACGGACCACACAACCCTATGGAGTGAGCGCAGCCGCGCCGCTATAGGTTGGCACAACTCGGCCCAAGCAGCGGCCGTGATCTTCCCCC